ATCATATTAACTTTGATGAACTAGAAGATGATTTTTCTGATGTTCTGTTCTCAAAGAAAAAGGGAAACACCATCGCCAGAAAAATCGCAGAATTTATTTCGTAAAAACGGTTGACAGCGCCCCAAAAATGGTTTATAATATTTTTGAAATTTGAAAAACCGGAGACCAAAGTGAAAAACCTGCTAAATGATGATGAGTCCGAACTGGTCATGTACCTCTACAAGGAATATAATGGGGCGCGTACCGAATTTTCCCCAGCTGAATTGAAAGAAGCTGCTGCTGAAATTGGTTTGCCAGAAGCCACAGCGCGTCGTTTTACATGGCGAGAAAATAGATCGTCTTGGGGTAAATATTCAATTTCTTCGTTCTTTCCAACTAAAGAAGAAAAGGTTAAAATGGAATCCGATGATCAGGAATCGTTTAATATGAGTGTAGTGAATTTTGTTAAAAAGGAATCCCAGCATTCTGTAAAAAATGAGGGAACAAATAACATTTCTATTATTCCAGAAAAAGATCCTGGTTTTGTTCCTTGGGGATTCTACAAGGACATTAAAAAGATTATTGAATCCAAAGAATTCTTTCCTATTTTTATCTCTGGGCTTTCTGGTGTTGGCAAGACCATTTTTGTCAAACAAGCATGTGCAGAATTGAAGCGCCCTTATATTCGTCTTCAAATTACTTCAGAAACTGATGAAACTGATTTGCTTGGATCCTGGCGTCTAGAAAACGGGGAAACTGTTTGGGTGGATGGTCCTGTGATTGTTGCAGCAAAAACGGGTTCAATTTTGTTGATTGATGAAATAGATCGGGCATCATCTAAAATTGCATCGCTGTTGGGTATCCTCGAAGGGCAACCGATCTTGATCAAAAAGACCGGCGAGATTGTTCATCCTATCAAAGGGTTTAATATTGTTGCCACCGGAAACACAAAAGGGCGTGGGTCTGATTCTGGAAAATACACTTTTGCCATTATTCTAGATGACGCAATTCTAGAAAGATTTGTTATCAATTATAATCAGTCTTTTCCAACAGAACGAATGATTTTTAAAATTCTGTCTGCGCATTATATTCATGCGTGGAAAAAAGAATTGGAACCGTCTGTTTCTGAATTCATTGGATTTGTTTCCAAATGGGCATCTATCATTTACAAGACATATGAAAACGACGGAATTGATGATATAATTTCTATTCGTCGTGCTGTCCAAATTCTAAAAATTTATTCGCTATTCTCGAATATAGAATATGCGCTTAAAATGGGAGTATCCCGGTTTGATACTATCGAGCAGAATGCCTTTTTCGACCTATTTGGAAAGGTAAGCAATATTGAAATTAAAAATACATTTAACGATACTGAGGAATAACAGGAGCATACTATGGTAAACATGAATCAATTGGAAACAGTTGTTGAAATCTTTGCAAAAAATGATAAAATTTTTGAACATTTTGCAACTATTTATTTTAAAATTTTTCAAGCGCTGAAAGCAAAGGGGTTCTCAGAAGAACAAGCAGTTACAATTTTGTCTAACATTTCACTAACTAAATAAGCAAGGAAAAAATATTATGATGCTATCTACTGACACTATCGAAGTTCTGAAGAATTTTGCTGGGATTAATACCAATCTCTTAATCCTTCCTGGAAATGTCATTAAAACTTGTAATGAATCTGGAACAAATATTGCAATTGCAAAAGTGACAGAAACATTTCCTAATGAAATTGCAATCTATGATCTAAACGAATTTCTTAATACTCTAACTCTGTTAGATTCTCCCGATTTTTCCGTAAGTGATACCGCGATTACTATTGCAGACGCACGAACAAAGATTACATACTATTTGGCATCTCCTAAGGTATTGTCAAAGAAAATTGTTGAACTGTCTACCAGAGAATTTAATGTAAAGGATCCAAAGGTATCATTTATGTTATCTCAGACAGATCTAGCTAAACTACGAAAAGCTGCGTCTGTTTTTGGGCATGACCAATTATCCTTTGTATCCGAGGATGGATATACAATCAGTGCAATGGTAAAGGACATTACTATCAATTCGTCCAATGAATATACTTTAGAAATTGGAAATAGCACCATTAATAATGAAATTCCCTTCTCTATTGTTGTTGCATTTTCCCAGCTGAAATTTATTAAGGGTGATTATATTCTAAATTTTTATCTTCAACCCAATGGAGTAAAAATTGCAGAATTTATTAACACAGCCAGCGACGTAAGATATTTCTGCGGTCTTGACCGTTCATCTACATTTGGAGATCAATAATGCAATCGGATCATTATAAAAAAACTATCAAAAATGCAGTGATTGAAATTGCTAATTCAATGACTAGAATCGCCGGTGAACGAGATCAGATTAAAGGAATTCTTGATCATGTAAAAGACGAAACTGAAGTCCCTGGGAAGGTTATTAGACGTTTAGCTGGAATTTATTATAAACAGAATCTTCAGGAAATTGTTGGGGAAACAGAAGAAATTCGAGATCTATACGAATCAGTTATGCAAAAACCAACTAGTACGTCATTCAATCCGTAAACATAGTAAGCGCCGATATTATTTTTAATACTGGCGCATTTTATTATCTTTGAGGTTAAAAATATGTCACAAGAATATTTGTTTGTTGAAAAATATCGTCCTCGTAAAATAGACGATACCATTTTACCAGTACATATTAGCAAATTATTTGAAAATGTTAAAAAGGAAGGGCAAATTCAAAATTTGATTTTGGCTGGGGTTCAGGGATCAGGAAAGACTACTGTTGCTCAGGCATTATGTTCAGAAATGGGATTCGATTTTATTACAATCAATGGATCTGAAGAAAATGGTATTGATGTACTAAGAAATAAGATCAAAGATTTTGCTTCGAAAATTTCTGTTTTTGGTGCTCAAAATCACAAAGTTGTTATTATAGAAGAATGCGACTATCTTTCCTATGCCGTCCAACCAGCACTAAGGAATTTCATAGAGGAATATTCTGAAAATTGCCGATTTATCTTGACATGTAATTTCATTAATCGTATTATTGAACCACTACATTCTAGGTTCGCTATTATTACATTTAATAGAGCAGAATTCAGAAAGCCTGAACTATTGAATCGTTTTTTGCGAAGGTTGATAAATATTTTAAATGGTGAAAAGATTCCATTTGAAAAAGAGGTTTTGGTTGAACTGATACAAAAATGGGCTCCGGATTTTAGGCGAATTTTAAATGAGATTCAGAGATATGCAATTTCTAATTCTGCGATTGACAGTGGCATGCTTGCTCGTGTCTCTGATTTAGATTTATCTGAATTGATGCAATTACTTAAAGAGAAAAACTTTAGGGCGATGCGAGCGTGGGTAGCTGAACATATTGAAATAGAATTTGATGCATTGATTAGACGTTTATTTGATTTTGGTCGAGAATATTTTGAACCTGTATTTATTCCACAATTGGTTCTTATTCTAAATGACTATCAATATAAACACACAATGGTTATAGATAAAGAAATCAATACTGTTGCTATGTTGACCGAAATTATGTTGAAGGGCAATTTTAAATGAGCAATCCATTTAAAATTATCGACTGGTTAACATCAAAAACAAAACCAGACGATGTAGAAACACCAAAGGATGGATATAATAGCTTTATCATCAATAGACATTTTTCCTATTTTCCAGATTTGATATTTTTTGCTAATGAGATGAATAAAAGTCAAAATTTTTCATCTGATATTGATATGCAATTTGGTTTTTATGACGGAATTCTAAAAAAGCAAAAAAGATTTGCCAAATGGGCGAAAACAACAAAAAACCCTGATATAGCTACTATAATGGAATATTATGGATATTCTGTAAACAAATCAAAACAAGTAATTGGTATATTAACTTCTGCCCAAATAAAAGAAATTGCTAAAGAATTACAGAAAGGCGGTCAAGGAAATACAAAAAAATTAAATAAATAATATTGAAAGAAAAGGTAAGGAGAATTATTATGTATTACGAAGAATCTTCATTATTAACAATGCCTGATGTGTTTAAAGGATTGGGA